CCCAAGCCGGGCCGCCCCCGTGGCAGGCCGCCGGGCTCTAGGCCGAAGAAGGGCGGAGGCTCGAAGAGGGCTTTCCTCAACTCGGCGCTCTACGTCACGCAGTCAGGCGAGCGTGTGCCTGTCTTGCGCCTGCTTATCACCCTCCCTAATAGCACAGCAGCCAAGGCAGACGGGCTGGCCGCCCAGCTTGGAACGTCCGTTAGTGGGCTGATTTGCGCCCTTGTGGACGAGTTGCCCGAGCCTAAGAGCGTGCCTCCTGCGCCTAGCCTTGTGCCGCCTGAGCCCGAGGGCGGGGCGGGCCAGTGGCGGCCACTTTGGCTGCCTAGCGCACTCGCTGGGAAGCTGGCCCGGCATCTGGCGCGGGTGGGCTGGGATTTGCACCAATTTATCGGGCACATGGTCCAGGTTATGCCTGATCCTGATCTGATGGCAAAGGCTAAGCCGCTGTTTGCTGGGTGGGAGGATGAACAAAGGCCGCCTGGATAGTTGTTGCGATGTACTTGGATAGTGTTTAAATGAACGCGCCCGCCACCTGTAATCAGCAGGATGCGGGCGCTAACTTTATCCATAATACCTCTATGAACAAAGCTACCTCAAGCCTGCCATTTGCCACAAAAGAAATCAAGCTGACTCCCGCTGAAATGACGCGATTTTGGAGCAAGGTCGATAAAAACGGCCCGATACAGCCACACATGGAAAGCTCTTGTTGGGTGTGGATGGGTTGTAAACGAGGTAAATACGGGGCATTCAGCTTAGATCGTAAATTAGTCAGCTCCCACCGAGTTGCTCTGACTCTAACATGCGGACCTCTACCAGAACGTGTTTTTGTTTTACATAAATGTGACGCTCCGTCATGTTGTCGCCCTGATCATCTGTTTTTAGGGGATGCCGCAGATAATATGCGTGATATGGCGTCTAAAGGCAGAAAGGTTGTAGCCCTTGGCGAGTCTCACGGCATTTCTAAACTTACTGAGCCTGATATAATCGAAATCCGCGCCCTTTATGCTGCTGGAGGCATTAGTTTAATGAAACTAAGTCGTCGCTTTGGTGTTCAGCATAGCGTTATTCGCCGAATTGTCCGGCGCGAGCTTTGGAAACACGTTTAACATGGTTCTCCATCCAACATTCTTTGGATCACCATGTCCGCAAAGTAAAGCTTTGCAGCGACGAGATGCTTACAAACCGCTTTTGGCGGCGTTTCTCCGCGATCACGATGCGGGCCTATCGTAAAGCACCAATTAGGACACGAACACTGGCCTTTGCCATGATAGGCTAGCAAGTCGCAAAGGTATTTACCCGTCCCGCTCTGACTCGCCACAAAAAGGCGGCCAACAGCATCCCCCTGTTGAACCAGCCATGTGTCCGGCTCAGGCGTGGACGATGCCGCCGGGCTTGAGTCTGATTTTGAAGATGGAGCCTTGGGCGCGGGCGGCGTTGTAGGCCCATGTTTCGAGGGCTGAGTGGTCGGCATGGTCGTAGTGGTCGGGGTGAACGTAGATTTCCCAGTGGCTGCCCTCGGCCTCGCCAGCCAGCCGGTAGGCCTCTGGGCCGTAGCGGCTGTCGAGCCAGCCCACGGCCAGTTCGCGTACCTCGGGCATAGGCTCGATGGGTGGAGTGTTGAGGTCGTAGCGGGCGTTGCTTGGCACCTGCAAACTCCAGCCAAACGGTTTAAGGAGCTGGCGGAGGGCTGCCACCATCGCCCCTCCTTTGCCGATGATTATACCCATATTACGGGTCGAAGCTAAAAGTATCACCTCACGACGTTTGACCATGATGGCAACTCCTGTTGGATCTGGTGGCGGGTTGCAGGCAATGGAAGGATTAATGAGCGGCATGATCAGCGCATGAATGAAGTCATGGGCTGTGCTGGCGTCTTTGTCAGTGTCGGGTGTCATTGTTGTGAACCCCTACGCGACAAGGCCGAGCCCGTCAAGGCCCGGCCTGTGCTTGGCGGCTGGCTGGCGGAGGTCAAAAAGGAATATCGTCCTCCGTGCCATCATCTGGCGGCGGTGGTGCGTGCTGGATGGTCCGGCTAGGCCGGGCCGCCTGGGCTGGCCTGCCGTAGCCTGCCTGCTGGGCCGTGGCTGGCCTTTGGGCGGGGGCTTGGCGTGAGGCTGGGGCGGCTCCTACGTTCATCCATTTGCCGTTTCCAAGGATCACGGGCTTTTCGCCTTGTGCGCGGAGTTCTTTGGATGGCGACTGTTTAACAACGTGGCTGTTGCCATACGGGTCTTCGTTGTCGTTCTCGTAAACTACCAAGTCGAGGTAGGTTCCTTTTTGGCCTTTGAAAAGCCAGTCTTTGACGATCTTTGTAACGTCAAGTTTGATGATGATGTGTTGTGGCATAAAAAGCGTAAAAGCTAGATTAATGAGGGCGCTAGACTACTTAGCGCCGGAGGTTCTGCAAGGTCGTAATAAGTTCTTCATGCCTCCGTTCCTCGTCCCATTTCTTGTGGAGTTCCGCATCCGCCCTCCGCCTCTGCTCCACGGCGGCCAAGCCTGCCTGCCTGCCTTGGCTGGCGGCGGCCTCAAGGATGGCGTAGAGGCTGGCGGAAATGGCCTTTCGCTCGGCATCGGTGGAGGCCTTGGCTAGGGCGAAGCGCAGGCGTATCACGTCTGGCCTTTGGCGGGCCTTGCTGATGGCTTCAGCCTCGTAGGCGGCCACGGTCATGGCCTCAGAAGGGCGGCGGCTGTCCTGGGCCTGGGCGGGCTGTAGGCAGGCTAGGGCGAGGAGGAGGGCAAACGTCAGGAGGGCGTAGGTGATGGTTTTCATTGTGGGGGTATTTTACTGGTGGGTGGGTGGTTGGCAAGCGCCGAACTGACTCTGAACCGAACCGGCTAGGGCCGGTCGGTTAGCTCTTTGTTATGCGAAGAATCAGAGGCGGGAGTTCCATCCGCTTTAACGATCATAGCCCGGTAGTCTCGCATCGCCTTTCCGCGCACGAATTGAGTCACCAGCCCCGTTTGCTTGTTCTTGCGCCATACGGACGCATCAGCTTTCCCGATTGCGGGTTCCATGACGGTATCCTCGAACAGTTCCACTTGCAGCGACTTGCGCCACACGTTGATTTTCCTCATACGCCGGATACCGCCGTCTTGTATCCCCACACATTCGTATCCCATTTCCGCCCAGAACGTGTTCGCGTCGAGATCGAAGCCACAGCGGAGCGTGAGGGTGAATGCGCCCTGGGCGTAGTCTTCCATCGCTTGCACCAGCGCAGCCCCGTAGAGTCGCCGCCTTGCGTCGTATTCGATGCAGACTTGATGGCACTTCACGTCGTTTCCCCTTGCCCCCACGTAGAGGTATCCAGCGGGTTCCCCGTTCAGCAGTCCAAGCAGTATCCTTCCATTTTCTGCCTCACGCTCAAAGACGCATTTCGGGTAGAAGCTCAAGGCTTCCGCGTTCTTTTTCTGGAGGCTGTCCACGTAGGTGATGAGGCTCGGATGCACCTTCACGATTTGGAAGTCACTCCCAACGCATAACAAGTCGGTGGAGAGCAACGGGCGGGCGGTTTGTGTCGAAGTTTCCATGTGATTAGAGAGTTTGATTTTGCGGCGGAGCGGCGTTGTCCGCCCGTGCCTCACCTATTGCGTTCGGCTTAAAGTTTCCCCACAATACCCGCCATTTCGCTTTCCGTCCAGCCCCGGCCATGCAGGCTGGGCCGCCGCCGTGAGCAGGTGATGGTGAGGCTATCGCGGGCGCGTGTGACGCCAACGTAGAAAAGACGCAGCATCTCGGCAGTGTCAGGCCATGAGGCTTGCTCCATGCCTGCCAGCAGAACGTGTTCAGCCTCCAGACCTTTGTAGCCGTGGAAAGTGCCGATGAACAGCCCGCCGTAGTCGTAGCTGGCGGCCTGCTCGGCTTGGGCTAGGGCCTCGGCCAGGGCTGGCAACAGGGCCTCTGTTTCGGCAGAGCCGCAGAGATCTATGAAATGCTTGATGTAGGGCAAGGCGTGGTGGTTTTCGTGGCTGGCTGTTCTGAGCCCTCCCTGAATGGAGGCCATAGCCTGCCGGATCATGGCCGGGTCAAGGGCCAAGGCCGGGCTTGGCGGCAAGGCGTCGGCCAGGGCCAGCCGTAGGCGCTCGGCCAGGGCGTTGTGGCGGCAGAGAATGGCGCGGGAGCCGGTGGGGTGGGCGGCCAGCCACTCGCGGATATGGGCAAACTCGGCGGCCTCGGTGCCTGCATTGCAGATAGTGGGGGCAAGGTCGGCCATACTGCTACGCTCGCTCAACTCTGGGTAGTCGCGCACGGCCCGCATGGCGATAGCCCCGGCCTGCCCAGCGGTGAGGCGGTTGGCTGCATCGACTATGGCGGCGTTGCTCCGGTAGTTGTCAGCAAGCGTGAGTTGCTGCCAGTCTGCGGAGGCGGCGAGATGCTTGAAATAATCTGGCGATGAGCCACGGAAGCCGAAGATTGATTGCATTTCGTCGCCCACAACGGTCTTGGACTTGGCCTTAATCTGCTCCAGTAGCGCGAAGTCACCGGGGGCAGAGTCCTGAAACTCGTCCCAGTACAGCGCATCCAACTCCCCAAGGCAGCCCGGTAAGTAGGCCACGGCCTCCCCTAGCAAAAGATCCATGCTGGCTTGTCCTGCCTCCACCATGGTCCGGCGGACGGCCTTAGCGGGGCCGTAAGCGCGATTGGAAACGGTAGGCTTGGCCTTGTCGGCGGCGAAGACTGATAACGTGGCGGCGACATCGCGGATAGAGACGGCCTTATCGAGGCGAAGGCGGGTAAGCTCGGCCTTGATCATGGCGGCTTGCTGCTCCTCGTCTATGATGAGCGGGCGGCGGCCCTGCCAAGTTGGGAACTTGTGAGCCTCGGCCAAGGCTAAGGCGTGCAGCGTGCCAACGTGCCGCAGTCCGGTAATGCCAAGGGAGGCCAGCCTATCGGCCAAGATGCGGCCAGCCTGGACGGTGAAGCTGATGGCGACGACTTTGGCCGGGTCGGCTCCGGCCTGGATGGTGGCGGCGATGCGGTGCGTTAGAACGTGCGTCTTGCCGCTCCCGGCTGAACTGCGTATTAGCAGGCGTGGAGCGTTGGAGTAAACGGCGGCGGATTGCTCAGGTGATAGGCTCATATTGATTTCCAGTATTCTTTTCTAGCTGCTCGGAGAATAGCGGACACGCTTACTTTGAACATGTCTGCTAACAGTTTGGCGTTGCCCTTAATTTTCGGCTTTGTTATGATGTTGCTTCTGATGTAGCGCACATTTTCAGCGGTGAGTTTTGATGTGCCTATTTTTTCTCCATTTAATCCTGACTCTCGCTGTTTGAGTCCAGTATCGAATGCGTGCTGATTGTTTGCTGAGTAAGTTGTCCACTCAAGGTTAATTGGTCGGTTGTCTTTTTTGACGCCATTTTTGTGGTTTACACATTCGGCATTAACTGGGCGTGAGTGGAAGGCCGAGCACACCAAAACATGAACTGTCACTTTCTTTACTCGCCCTAATTTTGACAGGCTTACATAGTAGTATCCATAAGTGCTGGTTTGGAGTTTTAGAAGTCGCTCTTTCAAATGCCTTTGCGCTCCATAACAACCGTGAGGCTGCACTCGCTGCATAGAACGCACGCGCCCAAATGATGACACTTGGTATAAGCCTTCATAATCGGCTATTTCTGCCCACTTTTCCGCTTCTCCTCCCGTGCCCTGACCATCGCCTTGGCCTGTTCCGGTGAGAGACTGCGTTTGGACTTTTTCCCGCCCTTCTTCCCGATCTGAGAAAGGTATTGCTTGATGTCTGGATTCATTGGAGTTCATCCCGGCTACTTTATCGTAGCCGGGTTTTGTTGCAAGTTGTATTACAGCCTGATCTGATTTACCTCGGCTGGCACGCCGTCGATGTCGCGGTTATCAAGGACAATGACCTGATCCACAAGCCCGGCCTCCACGGCGGCGGCCAGATTCGCCAAGACGGCAGGCTTGCGGCTTGGATCAACAACGCCAAATTCGTCCACAATAACGAGCTTAAATCCTTGGTGATTGGCAGCCAAGGCGGCCTGGATGGCGGCGGTGGCAATGCGCTTGTCGCTGCCTGAGAAGCTGTCAAAAGGCACCCACACACTGCCCTCGTATCTGCCGAGCTGCAAATCATGCACGGTAAGCGGGGCGGCGAACAGCCCTTCCGTGAACGTCTGGCACACGTCCAACACGCCCCGCAAAGCGTGGTCCATAATGGCCTTCACCCCGGCATCCCAAGCCAGCCGGGCCGCCTTGAAGGCCGCCTCGTCCTTCTCCAGCCCGGCCAGCCGTTCCTCGGCCTGCCGCCGGGTGGACTGCCGGGCCTCGGCCTGGGCCTGGGCGGCTTGGCGGGCCTCGGCGGTAGCGAGGGCACCACGGGCGGCGTCAAGTTGCTCGGAGAGTTCGGTGACGTTTTCGGCAATACGGTCGGCGCGGAGGCTTGCCACAAGGCGGCCTTCGTCGGCCTTGGCGTAGGCGTCCCAAGCCCTAGCTCGGCGGGCCTCGGCGGTGAGGGCGTCGGCGGACTCGGTGAGGTCGGCGAAAGCGTCTTGTAGGCCTTGGATGTCGGCCTCTGTGATGCCTGCGCCTTGGTCGGGGGCTGGGGCGATGTGGTCGAGGGTGGCCTGATTGGCGCGGAGCACGGCTTCGGAGGCGCGGGTGACGGCGGCGGCTTGGCGAATAAGGCTGTGAAGAGTTTGGAGGCGGTCGGCATTTTGCTTCATCGCTTCCTCCCATCCTGCAACGTCTGACTCTTCGGCTGCTTCGCGGTTCCAATGCACTGCCAAAGCTCCGCAACAAGGGCAAGTGCCTTTGCCGGTAAGCTCGTCGTTGTTGGCGGCATTGAGCTTGGTTTGCAGGCGGTCAGACTGAATCAGCAACTCGTCAATGTCAGCCTTGAACTTTGCCTCGTCCAAAGGCTCCCACCCGTCCGCCACCACCTGATAGGCGGCCTGGGCCTCTGCCAGCTTGGCCTCAAGCCTGCCGTGCTCGGCCTGCCAGCGGTCCCATGCCTGCCGGTCTGCCTGGGCCTGGGCAAGGTCGGCCTGGGCGGTGCGGAGCTTGGCTTGCACGTCGGCTAACTGGGCCTCGAATGCTTCCGCTGTGCCGTTGGGGCGCTCGCCTGGGGGCTGGACGGGGGCCGGGCGGCTGGCAATGGCGTTGGCCTCGCCGGTCAGGGTGGCAATCTCGCGCTCTAGGCGGGAGACGTTGGCGCGGAGTTCGGAGATGGGCGGGCCGGTGTGGACGGGCGCGGAGGTGTCGAGGATCTCCATGCCTGCCAGGGTGCCGCGCATGTCCTTCATGCTGGCGGTGTAGCCGGTGGCGGTGGCCTTGGCGATGTCTTCCACGCTGGCTAGCCACTCCTGCACATCGTCAAACGCCTTGAGTGTGCCGGTGAGCTTTTCCAGCCCTGTCTCCGCCAGCAAGGCGCGGAGCTTGGCGGGCACGTCGTCGCCGCAGGCTCCAAGGATCATGCCTGCCCGGACTTTGGGCGAGGCGGCCAAGAAAGGCTCAAGGTCGAGCATGACGGGGGGCAGGAGGTCGGCAGGGGCAGGGCTTTTGGCCTCGCCTTTAACCGACTTGCCTGAGCGGGTGAGGCTGCGGTCGTAGGTCTTGCCGCCAATGTCGAGGCTGGCCCCCATGCGCAGGCCGGAGCCGAGGGCGTCCATGATGCCACCGTTGGTCTTGGGCAGGCCGGGCACTTTGCCGGAGAGGACGAAGGACAAGGCGTTGGCGATGGTGGTTTTGCCCGCGCCATTGGCTCCGATAACGAGATTCGTGCCGGGTTTGAAGTCGTGGCGGCGGGTGCGGCCAGCGAAGGAGTCGAGAGAGGTGGAGGAGATGTATGTATTTTTCATGGTGGTGTGGTGTTAGAAGTCAATATCAGCATATAGATGCTCGTCGGTAGCCGCTGGAAGTAGAATGCGGTGAACTCGGGAACAGTTGCCCCTACGTTCGGTTACTTGTTTGGCGAAAGTCGCGGCGTCCTTTCGGTTCATTGAAATGAACACGGTGCTAGGACGACGATAGGCCAACGTCCAGATTTCGCTTCCTGGGGGGCGCTCAAAACAGACGTAGTATGCTTTGAATGCGGACTCATCTTTAAGTATCATAGGCGTGGCAGTTTAGTGCGTTTCTGGTGGAGTTTGCGAAGCAGTTGTTGCAAGCCGTAACCTTGAATCATTGCGCGCTCTTGCTCCCAATTCTCCAACGTGCGTTTGTTTATGCCGAGGACTTGAGCTGCATCACGCTGGCTAAACTCGTTATCGGAGCGCCAAGCACGCAACAAATCGGCAAATTCTTTACTGGTGGGTGGTGTCATGGCTTGATGAAGGTGAGAGTGGCCGTCCCTGAATAAGCCGGGCAGCCCTCGGCCTTGGCCTCAAAGCGGGCCTTGCCCCGCCTAACGACGGCATGGCCCTGCAAGACATGGCGGCGGCCCCGCTTGCCGAGCTTGTGGCCGGGCAGGCTAAGCCAAGTGGCCGAGTCTTGGCGCTTGGCCTCGATCTGCCCGGCGGCCACAAGGGCGCGGAGGCGGGCGTAGATGTTCGGCGAGTGGGCGGGCCTGCCTGCCTCCTTGCGGCGGGCGACCATGGCGGCCACCAACTCGGGCTTGGTCATCTGCCCGCACACGGCTAGCGTTACCAGGGCTAGCTGGCTGAGGCTGGACTGGCGGCGGGCGGGCTTGGCCGGGCGGGGGCTGGCGGTGGGGATGAGGTGGAAGTCATTCATGGGGTAGAGATGGTAACAATGTTGGCGCTTTCTGAAGTAGCCGAAACTTGCCGGTTCTTCCCTGTTTTGATGTTGTATCCATAAATCATGGATGGGTCGGGATCCCACCAAGGACGCTCTACCTTTAGAGTTGTTGAAACACCTTTAAGAAGGCAGGTTATAATAGTCCCAGGAGGGTATTTTTTAGACACCTCAAAACGAAGATTCTGCTCTGCTAATTTGTAGAGTTGTTGAGCTTGGGTGATTGCGAGATGCTCCAGTGGCATAATTGTTTATTCGGGCCAAGGTTCATCTTGTGCGGCAGCTTCCTCGGCTGGATAGTCCGGCAAAGCGGCGGTTACGATGCTGGGGGCGATGTCGCCAGACTCCAAAGCCTTGCAAACGTGCAAGATTTCGGAGGCGCACTGGTGGACATCCTGCCAGAACACGCGGTTGCGCACCTCGTCGGCGATGGCCTCGGGCCTCACGCCCTTAACGAGCGCCGTGAACGCCTCCTTGACGGCCATCCCCACCGTAGCGCCATGCGGACCGGCAGGCACAGGCGGCCTGCTAGGCTGGGTTGGTGGCTGCTGCGGAAGGCGGGCGGCTTGGGGTGGCGGGCCTGACTGGCGCGGTGGCGGCCCCATGGCTGGCCGGGCGGGCTGCTGGGGGTGGTTGTCGTACACAATATCCGTCCTGTGGGCTGGCGGGCCTTGGCGGGCTGGCGGGGCCGCCTGGGCTGGGGCGGCAGGAACGCCTTCGAGCCATTCAATCACGGTGCGTGGGCGGCCATGCTGGTCGACTCCTTTTGCGTTGATACGCTTCCTCCCATTATACGAGTCAACGGTAAGGCCAGTGAGTTCGTTTTTGCCGTTGCGGGTGGCAGAAATGCGAGCCCACGGACCTACCCAATCTTGAGTCAACGGCTCGTAATCCACAAAACGCAGGCTAGCCTTGTGGCCTGCGGCGTCCTCGGCGTAGGCGCTTTGAATGGTGCCTTGCCCAAAGGGCTTTGGTGGGTCCAGTTTGAGAAGCCTCACTTCGACGGCCTCCAAGTCGTTATTATCTGGGATAAGCTCCAGCGCGCTGAGTGGTGTAATCATAGGATGTCTGGCCGCTGTTGCGCGGTTGACTCCAACTCTAACGCATACCGTTTAGTTTGCAAATGGTATCGTCGCGCTAATTCTCTTTGAGGATTGGCGGTAATGTGTTATTATGAACACGCCGCCGGAAGCTAGACACTTCACGACGGCGCTAACTCCAATCCATATTATCGCTATGAACGAAGCTACTACAACCGTGCCACTGGCACATGACGAAATCAACCCCACACCCGCAGATGAGGCGAGATTCTGGGCGAAGGTCAATAGAAATGGCCCAACAATGCCGCACATGGATAGCCCGTGCTGGATATGGACGGCGGGAACACAGGGTGGTTATGGGCGAGCTTGGGCAGGCGGAAAACACAACCTTGCTCACAGGTTAGCGTGGCTCTTCACAAATGGCCCCATACCGCGAGATGGTCATAATGGAATCTGCGTATTGCATAAGTGCGACACGCCAGCCTGCGTAAATCCTCATCATCTTTTCATTGGCACGAATGCTGACAACGTACGCGACATGCTGAACAAGGGGCGAGGAAATAAAGCTTGTGGAGATCGGCATAGCTCACGTACTAAGCCTGAATGCGTTCCGCGTGGCGAGTCGGCAAGCAATGTTAAACTCACCGCTGCTGATGTTTTAGAGATCCGCAGACTCTACGCTAACGGAATGTCACAAAGTCGCCTTACCTCGCTGTTCGGCGTGACACAAGCAGCCATCAGCCTTATTGTCCTACGCAGAAACTGGAAACACCTCCCATGACCAGCCTGACCATCACTGTCCCCATTCCTTCACCCAAACTTGCCCATAACGGAAGAGTTTATTGGAGGCAGCGGGCCGCCCTCGTCAAAGCCTGCCGGGCCTCGTCCTGCCTGCTAGCCAAGGAGGCCTTGGCTGGCAAGCCTGCGCCGGGCTGGGGCAAGGCCAGCGTGAAGGTGGTGGCGTATTTCCCGACTCTGAGTTTTCCCGATCCCATGAACTTGCTGGACAGGTGCAAGGCGGTGCTGGATGGTTTCGAGGATGCCAAGATTATCTTGGATGACAAAGACCTCTGGCCGGAGCGCCCCGAGATGCACAAGGACAAGGACCGGCCACGGCTGGAAGTTACAATCACGCCGGAGTTGCGCGATTAGACGTTTACTGTTATAATTGCATTCCAGACATCCGACACCATGACAACACCACACCCATACCGGCTCCGCGCCTATCATAACCCGCAGCGCGCCGACGAGTCACTTGTCCCCGATGGCTGGACAATGCTTTATGCTGACGAGTTCCCGCTGAGTCGCAAGGTTCCTTGCCGGTTATTTGTAAAGCCGATTTATTGCGGATCAATGACGCCTCACTTTGGCTTTAGCTGGAACGCCAGCGGGCGGGTTCTTGACATCACCTACATCGTCCCCGTCGCCCCATGACCACGCACCCCCTCAAGACCTGCCCGGCCTGCCTGGGCCGAGGCCAGCGGCTCGCCAACTCGGGCACAGGCCTTTTAAAGCCATGCCCGGCCAAGGGCTGCACCGCCAAGGCTAAGGCGGCGGAGATCAAACACAACGGCCATGAAGCGAAGCTACCTTAAACGCAAAGCCCGGCTGGCCCCGGTAAGCGCCAAGCAGGCCGATAGGCTGGCGCGTTATCACGCCATGGTGGACGGCTGGCAGGGCAGGCGGGTTTGCGCCAAGTGCGGGCACAAGGCTGGCCTAGAGCCTCACCATCCATGGGGCAGGGGGCGCGAGAACTTGTTTCGAGTCGTCTTGCTTTGCCACGCCTGCCATGAGGGCTGCCACGCCCAGCCGGATCTAGCCTTTGAACTTGGCTGGCTCCAATGCAGCTATCGAGGCATCCCAGAAAAACCGAATCACCCGATACCCTGGCATCCCGCCAGCCTCATCACCGACACCCCGACACCATGACACCCGCCGCCCTACTTATCGAGGCCATCACCGCCGCCAAAGCCGCCGAGGCCTCCGCCCGCCTGAACCGTTTAGCCGCCGTCCGGGCCTTTGCTGGGCACATCAAGGGCAAGATGGCCCGCCACAAGCTCGACCGGGGCACGCTCCGCCGCCGCCTTGGCTGGCCTGATAGCCGAATCGGCAACTTTCTACACCTTGATTACTGCCTCACACCCGAGTGGATGGCCCAGCTTGCCGAGGCCGTTGGGCCGATGACGGCAGCCGAAAAGAAGGCGGCCAAGCGGCAGCCTAAACGCATTAAAGCACTCAACTCCTAAACACCTATGAAGCACTCACCAGAATACATGCAGAAATTGCTACAAGACTGCGAACGCGAGCTAGCCGCCAGCCAAGCAGCTTACGCCACGGCCCGCAGCCAGCTTGTCGGCTTTGAGGCCGCTAACGCGGGGCTCCGAGCTGATAATGATGAACTTCTGGCCCGGCTCGAAGAGGCCCGCACGTCGCACCTTCACGCAGCCGCCAGAGATGTGCAGACAATCCAGCAGCAAGCGGTGGAGCTTGCCAAGATCAAACAGGAGCGTGTAGAACTATGGCAAGAAATTGCGGCAGTGAAGCATGGGGACTCGGGTTTCGCGGTCTTGCAGGAACTCCACGACAAGGAGCTAGCCAAGTGGCAGGCCTTGGCGGAGGGGCTGGCAAGGGCGCTAACTGATTGCAAAAATCGAGCGATGGATAAAAGCATCGAAACTAACGCTGACGACCATGCCAAAGGCTGTGTTGATGACATCTGGGAATGGTCTGAGGCCGCTCTCGCCGCCTACGAGGCAGCCAAATCCGCAAACCATGACTAACGAAGCTCAACGCTATGCCTTTCATTCTCTCCGACACTCCACAAGTCATCCGGTGCCTAGTCCGCGCCGAGTTCACTCAGAACCACCAACGCCACCAAGGCCAATACCTCCGCGCCCACATTCTCGGGGTCCGCTGCCAGGAAGCGGCAAGCCTTCAATTTCAGGTGAGGTTTGACGAGCCTAAGCTGGCTGGTGCCATGTTTTGCCTGCCGATTCAGGCTTTGTGCTGGAAGCCTTGCCCGGTGCCAGACGCCGAGCTTGTCCAGCCGTGGGACACGTTTTCGCCCACGTTTGCCGTGCATGAGTTTGCCTTGTGGCGGCGGGGCAATGCCCAGCTTCTCAACGTGCGGGGGATCGAAGGCCACCCCGAACGCCTGCCCGCCCGCTACCTGTTCACCCTCGACTTCGCCGGCAACGCCTTGGCGGATGATTTCGAGCAGCACAAGCAGCTCCACGTTTTACAGGTTGAGGCGGGCTGGTTTGCCGCCGTTCCCAACAACCGCGTCTTGAGCGTAGATTCAGCCTTTGCCAAGCCCTGCGAGGCCTTGCCGCGCTTTGAGTCGCTAGATTACCTCTACACCGCCGAGTGCAGAATAGGCGAGCCCAGCCTTGACGCCGGGCCGGGCTTGGCGTAGGCTTGGCCTGCCGCTGGCCTTATCGGGCTGGTGGCGAAGTGGGTTCTAACTGAAACTAGAGCCTTTGTTGGAAGCGAATTATCAAATCCCTCCCCTCTTTGTGAGCCGCATTTAGTGTGTGCCGTGTTTCAGCACAGAGAGCGAGGAGGGGCCTTCTAACATTATGGCTAAAAGCTACTCCGAAAAATTACGCGATCCACGTTGGCAAAAAAAACGCCTGAAAGTCATGGAGCGCGATGGGTTTCTTTGCACTCACTGCAAAATTGAGGGCGATACCCTCAATGTGCATCATTCGTATTATAGGTCTGGCCGAGATCCTTGGGACTATCCCGACGAATCGTTGATTACGGTTTGTGAGAAGTGCCACACCAAGATTGAAGCTATGCGTGTGAGCTTTGGGATTGCTACAGCCTCTTCAGTTAAGCGGTGTGCGCTGTTCCATGAGTTGCTTTGTTCAGAAAAGCTCATTTCTCTTGTTTCTGAACTTGATGATTGGAATGATGCCTTGATGCGTATTCGCTCTGAATCGGCCAAAGGTTCGGATGTGGCTAATCTTCGCCTTTCCACTCTTAGCTTAGTTCGTTTATTGATGGGAACGCTGGATGCAGCAGAGGCCAAATCTTTAGAACAGGGACTTGAACTTGAATGAGAATCCGCACCATAAAACCGGAGTTCTTTTTGCATGAAGAACTGTTCAACGCAGAGAAGGAAACGAAACTGCCGTTACGTTTAGCGTTTGTTGGCTTATGGTGTGCCGCCGACCGTGAGGGACGTTTTAAATGGGAGCCTCGTCGCCTTGGGATTCAGATCTTGCCATACGATGGCGTTGATTTTTCACGCGTTCTTGACGCGTTGATCACGCGTGGTTTTATCGTTCGCTACACGTCGGGCACGGGTGTTTTTGGCTTTATTCCTTCGTTTGTAAAGCATCAGGTCATCAATAATCGCGAGCGTGAGTCAGATTTACCTGATCCGTCACAATGCGTTACGAATGAAGGGGTTGACGCGTCAACCACGCGTGCTCCACGCGATGATGACGCGGGGAAAGCGGAAGGGAAGGGAAGGGAACAAGGAAAGGAAGGGAACAGGGAACAAGGAGATTTGACAATCCTCCCTTTCCCATCGCTGGAGTTTTCCCAAGCTTGGCGGGATTGGGTGAACCATCGCAAAGAGATTCGCAAGCCGCTCAAGCCTACCCAGATCCAAAAGCAACTTGACGGGTTGAAAGCGATTGGTGAACGCCGAGCTGTTGCCATGATAAACCACACGATCACAAAAGGCTGGCAAGGCCTACGCGAGCCCGATACGGAAACCAGCCTTTTCCCAGATGAGCGCACAGATGACTTTTTAGCGGTGTTTTCGGAGATTTACAAAGACTTCACCGAATCCGTTTACCCGACACAAGATGATGACCATCTTGCACTACAACGTTTACTTCATTCGCTTCCAGACCTCACCGCCGAGGCATGGCGCGACGGCATCCAGTGGTCTTGGAAAACTGCTCGCCAAGACGCCTTCGCCAACGCCTGCGTCCGCCAGACCGGCAGCCTAGCCGCCTTCTGCTCGGCCTGGAGCCGCCTTGTGGCCTACCACTCAACCTACCAAGCCCCACGCCGATGATGCCCGAGCCAGCCCGCCGCCCAAAACCAGACGCCAAGCCCGAAGAGATCCTTGGCGCTCTCAACCAGCCCTTACCATGGAGTGACGAGAGCGAAAAAAGCGTGCTCTCAGCCCTCATGCAGGAGCCCGCCCGCCTCCGCCATGCCCGGCAGCGCATGAGGCCGGATGCGTTTTATCAGGAGGTCAACCGCATCGTGTATGTGGAGCTTTTGACGATGGAAGAGGCAGGCTTGCCTATTGACCCTGTGTTGCTCACCAATCGGCTACGAGATCAGAAGAAACTGGAAACCGTTGGAGGCCCAGCAGCGATGATGGATTTGTTTACTTACATCCCCTCCGCTACCCACTTTGAGCACTATCTCACCGACCTCGTAGGCCGTTGGAAGCTCCGCCAAGCCATTCACGGCTACGCCAAGGCCCTCCACGGCATCCAGGCCGCCTTTGCCGAGGGCCGGGCAGACACCACGGCAGACGGCGTGCGGGGCAGCCTGAACTTGGCCGGGCAGACGGTGCAGGCGTTCCTTGGCGATTACGCGGACTCGGGCGACACCACGGCCAGCCTGAAAGAGTGCTTGATGGAGCACATGGACTACATGGGCAAGCTCACGGAGCGGTTACAGTCGGGGGAGAATCCGCTGATACCGACCGGCATTCCGACTCTGGACAAGGTTTGTGGCGGGATTGGCTCGGATGAGTACTGGCTTGTCACCGGACCTACCAAGTCAGGTAAATCGGTGCTCACCGGCAATATGGCCGTTCATGCCGCCCGCCGTGGAGTCCGCACGAAGGTTTACACGAACGAAGTCGGTAGGCGGTCTTATGCGGGGCGCATCTTATCATCGGCTATTGTAAAACAAGACTCTCATCCGAGCTGCATCACGGGCTCAATGGACCGGCATGGCCTTAAAGAGAGGTGGCAGCAGGAGCAGTATGCGGAAGCCCAGAAGCGGCTTGTGGCCGATATTGGCAAGGTGCTCCTTATCGACAATGCCGCAGGGAAGTATGTCGAGGACATCGTTGCCGACATCCGCATGGAGGTGGAGCGCGGGGCCGGGTTGTTCGTGGTGGACTTAATTGGCAAGATCCGCAGTCGTGAGCGATTTGGCAGCCGGGAACAAGAGCTAGCTCACATCTCCGGCAGCCTGTGCAACGCCACCAAGACCTACTCCGTGCCCATTATCGTAGTCTCCCAGGAGAACGACGAGGGCCAAGTTAGGGAAAGCCGCAGCCTAGCCTTTGACTGCGAGTGCTGGCTTCGCCTCCAGCACTTCACGCCGCCCGCCGAGAAGGGCCGGGGAGGCTTTGGCAAGTCGGCCACGCCGCCCGAGATCGTGCAGGACCGGCGCATTCTGCGGGTAGAGCTGGCCCGAGGCTTTGCGGCAGGCGAAAAAATCCCGTGCATTTTTGACGGCCCGAGGTACACTATAAGGGAGTTGAGCCCAGACGAATCCCATTGGACTGACAGCATGTAACCCCAGACATCCGACACTATGACCACCGAAGACGCCCTCTTTCCCTTGCCCGCCAGCCCGCCGCCCGCCCTGGCCCGCCTCCGGGCAGAATACGCCGAGGCCGTGGCGGCATGGCGCGCCGCAGACGAGCACGAAGACGAAAGCGGCGAGGCCGTGCCCCGTGACGTGATACGCCGCCGCAACCAAGCTAGGGCAGCCTTGCAGGCCGAAGAGGCCCGGCTGGCGGCCCAAAAAGCCACCAGCCATTGCGACGAGCTAGGCTGTTCTTTTGATGAACTTCCGCACGCGCTTCCATGACCACCCCCAAGCCCTGCCCCATCGCCCGAGCCGAGGCTGGCTTAGCCGCCATCTTCGCCGCCTGCCAAGCCAACAAGGCCCGCGCTGCCGCCGCCCGGCAGGCCAAGGCCGACGCCCGGCTCGCCCAGGGCGGGCTCTGGTGGCGGGAGGAGGGGAACGATTGACCTATGGCACGGCGCAAACAGACTCCGAATGCAGGCAACGGCTTATCGCCGTTGCCATCAGGTCCTTGTTACACATCTTTGTGCGGCCGGGTGACTCTGTATCTCGGGGACTCTTTGGCCATTGCGCCGACACTGGAAAGCGTGGACGCAGTAATCTCAGATCCGCCCTACGGAATGAGCTGGGATACTGACTCTCGCCGCTTCTCTCACCCTACAATCACAACTGGGCCGGGGCGCGATCATCCAAAAATCATCGGCGACACGGAACCATTCGACCCCGCGCCGTGGCTGAAATATCCCAAGGTGGTTCTCTTCGGCTGCAACCACTACGCGGAGCGCCTGCCAGTGGGGACGACGCTGGTGTGGATCAAGCGCCTCGATCCCGCCTTTGGGAAGTTCCTGAGTGTCGCGGAACTCGCGTGGATGAAAGGCGGATACGGGGTGTATGCATATCGCAAATGCTTCCCGCCCGCATCGCGCATCAACGAAGCTGGTGACTCGGTGCATCCATCGCTCAAGCCCATCGAAGTGATGGCATGGTGCATGGAACGCGCCGCAGTCGCAACCGGTGCGGTGGTGCTTGATCCGTTCATGGGCAGCGGCACCACGGGCATCGCCGCCATCCGCACTGGACGCCGCTTCGTGGGCATCGAAAAAGATCCGGTGCACTACGCCACGGCACTGGACCGCATCCAGAGAGAACTCGCCCAGGGGGATCTATTCCTTGGGTGTAACAGTACGGATCATCCAACGAATTGACGACATATCACTCACCCGTATGGTGTAAACCCACACAACCCCATGACTGACCCCACCACCACCGACACTGCCTTCTCCGCCGTAGCCGCCGCCTTAGCCCCGCTCCAGCCTGCCGAGGCCGAGGGCCTTCTTGCCTACATGCTCGCCCTCGTCGCCACCAAATACCGCACCGGCCTCCCCGCCTCCGGCATCAAGGCCGAGCTGGCCGCCAAGGTAGGCCTCGCCGTGGACGGGCAGATTGGCGACGGCACCGGCTGGGCGGGATTTGCCGACTCGCAGGTGGCGGGCTAGGCTATGAATGCGCTCGTCCATCACTGCACGCCAGTAAATCGGGATGCAGCGTTTATCCTACGTCCATCCACTCTGCAAGGCCAGCCAAGCGTGCCGATTGAACGGCAGGGCGCTATCAGCAAATGCCCGTACTGCGGCGGGCGGGCCTACCGGGGCGGCTGGTGCTTTGGCTGTGGAGCCTCACTGCCTAGAGTTGCCCTGCGCTGCGGTAAAGCAGGGACAGATTGCGAATAACCCACGGGCTTTGTTCTGCTGAGGTAATGGTAAAGCGGATTTTTACTGCTTCGCCTCCAAGTTGAGCCATTACTTTCCTAAGTTGCTGTGTTCCTGTTGAATACAGGTCGTTTACGGTTCTCGAAACAGTAAACCCGCTTTTATTAACAAGTTCAATGTCGAGGAATGCACGGCTATTTTTGACGGTGCTAAGGATCAACCCTGTGAACTGTTTGAAGCTGGACAAGCGCCCGAGGTCAATAAAACCTGTTTCGATTACCGCCTGATAGGCTTGGTAATAGCGGAAACCGCCACGGTCAACGTAGCCGTATCCGGCTAAGCCAACGGGTATTGGATCGGCGATGGCGTGCGGAGTGTAAGCAGAGCTAGTGCTAAGCTCATCCCCACTGTCATTTTGTTGGCGCGAGTCCATAAAAAACAGGTTTCCGTCCTCATCGCAGAAAACAGTTTCAGGGCGCTCTGCCTCCATCTTTGCCACGCAAAAGACTTTAGGGTATGTGAACTCGCCAACGACTCCGTTGTTTTGGAAATCAAACGCAAAGCTAGTCAACGTGTTGTCTTGTCCAGGGAACGAATACCAGTAGATCTCCGAGCGGAGGTCAATATATGTATTAACCCTATCAGGTTGCTGCCCAATACGGTCGATGTTGGCAATATCGAGGATGTACTCAATGGCATCTTTGGTGCTAGCGGCAATGTTTCGGCGTCCGTAGCGGGCACCGCTAAACTCATAGATTTGCAGGTCAGATCCCAAAAAGAAGATTTTGGAGTTCTCATAATCTGTGATGCACGCCGGATTGAGCGCCCCCACCGTAACCTGCGGGATATGCTTGTCGGCTGTCGGATCGGACGGGTTCAGTAGAATCACGCCGTTGTTGGTGTGGACGTGGAGCCGGTAATCATCCGTATAAAGCGCCGTCACTCGTAGGCGGCTGGTCTGGCGGGCTAAACTGACAAGCTCTGGTTCCTGCGAATATGCGCCTTCTGGGCAAATCTCGTCGTCGGTTGCGGTCTTGGAGACATAAAGCAGGTCGGGATTATCAAGACCGCCACCGAACCAAGTCTGGCCGCCCACCATCACAACATCCTTGTACGGCAAAGGCCTATTTTGGTCCACTGACATTGCGGAACCGATTTCTGTATTCGTGCCGACCTGCAATGTCTTTGTGCCAGACGTATTTGCCACCTCGCCTACAAATGACCACACGGCGGCGGTGCCTTCTCCAAACTGGAAATACACCCTGATCAAATCAAACCGCCCGCCCTCGGCAGCCGGGTCTGGCGTGATAGTCACTAGGATGTCAGAGCGGGTGGACTCGTCCAAGATGATCGTGTTGGAGATGTCGGAGCTGATGCCCTCGTAGCCCAGCCGCTCCGTGCCTGAGTCGAAATAGCGCAGATACACCGTGCAAGTCTGCGATGTCAGCCCCTCCGACGTGCCTGCCCCCAGGCCGCCCGACAAGAAGGCCGGGCCGTAGCTGCCCGTATCGCTTGTGGCATCGGCGGCGGACTTGGCGGCCTCCAGAATGCCCACAACGCGGGTGTCGGCGTTGACATAGGCCACCACGGCGTCGGTGGAGTTGATGGGCGCGGAACTGCCCGTGATGATGGTGTAGAGGTACGGGTTGCTCGTCGTGCCGCTGCCGGAGAGGGTGGAGCTGATCGATGTGGCGTAGGCTGACTGCTGGATGGCGACTTGAATGCGGTTGTTGCCGGACGCCCCTGGATAAAGCGTGCCGTCTGCCGTGAACGTAAGCGTGGCCGTGCCCGCCCTGACCGCTGTTCCTGTCGGCACAATGCTTTGCGTGCCGCTGCCAGCCGTCGTGAGGTTGATCGCCGCGCCGCCAGCCGTGGCCGCCAGTTTGAAGAAAAAGACGTTGGTGCCCACATCCCGCATGTAATAGGTCGTGGCCGTGGCAAGCGGGCTTGGCAGCGTGCCCGAGGTCGTGAGTGTGACGGCCTGGGCGTCGGAGTAGCCGTGGCCGAAAAGCTGGTAGAGCACCACGCCAGAGCCAGCGTTGGTGATGTCGATGGCAGCCCCGCCAGCCGTGGCGGCTAGGCTTGTCGTCGTGCCAGACACGGACTTGCAATAGTAGAGCGTGTTGTTGGTGAGGCCAGCCGGGGCCGAGGTCGCCACAAGCAAAACAGCCATGCCCTCCGTGGGCAGGAAGCCCGACACGGCCAGCGTGTTGGCCGAGGCCGAGACAACGCACGTCGCCGACGCTGTGTAGCTGTAAACGTAGTCCGTCGCCACCACGGGCATGAACATGAAGGCCGCCGAGCCAGCCGAGCCCGGCAAGGCCCACTTGGCCTGCACGTTGCTGGTGCCCGCAGGCGTAGCCCGGCTGATGACTGGCGTGGCTGGCTGGACGTTGCTGCCTGCCGAGCGCCACTTGCCCGGCGTGGCCGTCCGGCCTAGCTGGAAGATGCCGGGCGTGTCCACGTTGTTGGAGAGCATCAATTGTGTCGCCGTTCTTTTGCCATAAAAGCGGGCGTTGGCGTCGAAGCCCACGGCCAGCACTTCCCAGGTGGGCGGCCCGGCGGCGAAGTCGTAGTTGCCGGAGGTGAAACTGCCGTCATCGCCGCCATAAAAGAGGCCGCGTGCCTTGCTCTGGGTGAGGTCGTAGAAGAGGATAAAGTTCTTGCCCTGGCGATAGACGCGCACCAGCACTGTCTTATTGGCCGTCCTGGCCGCCCCGTCCACGCCCACGCCGGACGGGTAGCCAGTGAAGGGCAGGCTGCGGATCTTAGTAGCGGCGGTTTCGCTGGAGAACGTGGCCCAGAGTCGGGTGTACTTGGGAATGCCTTTTATTGCGCCAGTTGGGCGGAGCAGTGTGTTGATGGCGCGTTGTAGCCGCCCTCCCATGTCGGTTGACTCAATTGAACTCGCCAGAGTACCAAACTCGCGGACATCGTGTGTGTAAAGTTGCGCTCCCATTATCTCTGTTGGCTGTAGCGGTAGCGTTTCTGGATGTTCCCGGCAATCGTAAGCTGGGCGGCCTTGGTCATGGCTAGGGTGTAGTCGTCTTGGAGTTCCGTCTTTGGAATGCTGCAAAACTGATAACTGGCGAAAAACCACCGAACCACGGGCAAAAGGATCTCAACGTCCTTGTTTTGGGGCATTAGGGTTGCCCGCGTGTCTGCCAGCGTCGTGACCGGGGCGAACACAAGTTTCTTGGCGTCATAGACGAGCTTGTGCGCCTCGCCCGGCAGCGTGTCTAGCATGAGGCCGCCGCGAAGCGTGCCGAGCACCATCTGGGCGTAGGGCCAGTATCGGGAGGCTAGCTGCACCTGCTTTTGCAAGGCCAGCACTAGCCCAGCGTAGCGGCGGTCAAAGTCCATGCTGTAGTTCATCCAGCCCATATTCAAGTCGGACGCACCTTGGGCGGGCAGAAGGATAGTTTGCTTGTCGAGAGAAACGGGGTCCATGACCGTTCTAACTCCAACAGGAACAGAGATCCAATCGTGGTACACTACTGCTTGCACCGTGCCCGATGCTCCCATGTATGGCTGAGAAAGTGAAGGTGCCGATGGGCTTGATTCGTCCTCAATGCGGTTAAGAGTACTATCGCCATTAATGAGGATTGCGCAGCCCGGCATGAATGCACTATTGTAACCAGATGTAAACGTGACAGCTTTACTGTATTGAGTGCAGGTCAACGATACCGTGGTGGGTGGGCGAATTACCTCAGCTTGATCTGGTCGCACCTGATAGTAAACGGCTGGATTTGACTCTCCAACATGTTCGAGTCCTCTATTCAGGTCAGACAAGATTCGGGCCTCTAAGTTGGGAGGTCCATGCGACACATCCTCAAGGCCGCACATGCCAAGTAGTTCGTTTGTAATTGTTTGGACAATCGCCATTGGTTCCATGTTACTCGCTCGCTTCTTGACGGCAAGAGGCAATTCGCTTGCGTTGGCTGTGCTGTTGGCTAGAATGTCGCGCCGATTGGAGGTAGAAACTCCGCACGGCGCTAACCTCAAACACACCCTTGATATGATTGAAGCTACTCAAACAGTGCCGTGCACACGCAAAGAAATCAAGCTCACTACCACCGACGAGGCGAGATTTTGGAGCAAGATCAACAAAGCTGGCCCCACAATGCCGCACATGGAGAGTCCGTGCTGGCTCTGGACAGCTTATAAAGATCAGCACGGATATGGGCAATTTCATTTGCGGGGACGCATTCGCAAACCTCACCAAATTGCATGGACTATTGCCAATGGTCAGATCCAGAGGAATGACAGCCACCACGGGACTTGCGTCTGCCATCGGTGCGATAATCCGGCCTGCTGCCGCGCTGATCATCTTTTTATCGGCACACAGGCAGATAATATGCAAGACAAGACCACTAAAGGAAGACAAACGCGTGGAGCCAATCACTATGCACGCCTTAACCCTGAATTAATTGCACGCGGGGCTAAAAGAGGTCATGCCAAACTTACTGACGCCAAGGTTATTGAAATCCGCGCCCGATATGCAGCTGGCGGTATTAGCCAGAGCCGCCTTGCTGCACAGTTTGGAGTGGTTCAACCAGTCATCTGTGCGATTATTAACCGTAAAACTTGGACGCACATCTAGCCACGCCAGCCGTGGGCAAGCCCTTTTCAGCCAGCCCGGCGCTTGGCCTTTTCAGAGCGCGTAAACCAGCCCGCCACGCTCGGCAAAAGCCTTTGGCTGGCTCCTGACCGCCGAGGCCGTGACGGGGAAGCTGTGCCCGGCCTTGGCGGCGAGGGCGGCTAGGCTGAGGGGGCCGGAGGCTAGGGCGGCCTTGAGGGATGGCGTGATGCTGGGGGCGATGTCGCGGAGACTGGCGGCATAGGCTCCGGCGGTGAGCTTGGGGCGGTGGGTGGACATGGCGGGAAGCGGTTAACTGACAAGGAACACCCGCCCGCCGTTCGTGGCGAACTGGCCCGGCAGGCTCTTGGCCGTGGCGCGCACCTGGGCTGGCGTCAGGCCGGTGGCCTTGGCTGCCTCGGCTACTTTGAGGCCGCGCTGGCTGACGGCGGAGGCTAGGAGGCGGGCGGCCTCTGCGGGGCTGGGAGAGTTGCCGTCTGCCCCGCTCGCGAGTTCGGGGCTTGCTGTGTTGTGCGACGGCGGCACCGGGCCACTGGGGGCGATTGTTTCAGGGACGCCTGAGAATGGCGGGTTCCCATTTTTGTCGTAAAGGGCGGCCTCGACATCGCCCACCGTGAGCTTGGCTTTGTTGGCAATGGCCTTCATCTGGGCCTCCACCTCATCCAACGTCTCCACGCCAAAGCGCGTGCGCAGTTCATGGGCAAGGCAGGCCTCCGCCGTCGGGTGCAGGCTGCCGTCCTCGGCCTCAAAGTCCACGTCTGGCACAGGCCGCATGGGCTGGTAGGCGGCCAAGTACGGCCCGGCTGGCTTGTTCTGGTCGTCCCACTCGGCGCGGGTCAAGATGCGGATGGGGTAGCCTTTGCCTTTGCGCACGTCGGAGCGGGCGCGGACGGGCAGGGTTAGGCCGTTGCTGGCGGCGATGGGGAAGGCTTGGCCGGGGTGTTGCGGGAATGTTATCTGCCAACAAGTTCTCATATATTTTGGTGTCTGATGTCTGGTGAACAGTACATATTTTTTGGGGTTTAGCAAGAAGCCTTTGATGGCTTGTTGGCATCTGTTACAATACGACGCCGGACACCTTTTGCGAGGTAATCCGGCGTCTAACCCCACCCATATTGTGCTATGAATGAAGCGTTACCCATACAAGCAGACATCTGTCCCGAAGTCAACTTTACAGACAAAGAGCGAAATCATTTTTGGTCTAAAGTTCAGAAATCTAATGACTGTTGGCTATGGCAAGGAGGCAAACCTGGAAGAAAATACGGCCAGTATTTTTTACGCCAAAAGCGTGTGGGAACTCATCGGGTAGCTTGGATGATGTCTCGGAATCGAGAAATACCTCCAGGTATGTTTATCTGCCACCACTGCGATAATCCTCAGTGCGTACGCCCAGACCATTTATTTCTTGGCTCAATCCAGGATAATTCCGATGATAAATGCAGAAAAGGAAGGCAGGCTAAAGGTGATAGTCAAGGTTTGCGCAAACATCCAGGGGCGGCTGCACGCGGATTACGGCACGGCTGGCACACCCACCCTGAAAGCGTTCCTCGCGGCGATAATCACCACTCAAGAAAACGTCCTGAAAGGATGGCTAGAGGTGTGAGGCATGGATTAGCCAAGTTCACCAATGATGACATAATAGAAATCAGGCGATTACGCAAAGACGGGATGCTGTTACGCCTTATCGCTGAACGATTCAAATGCAGCCGTCCATGTATAGGCTTCATTATTAAAGGCGCAACTTGGGGTCATGTGATCTAATAAATGAAAAGCCCGGCCCGCCAAAAAGGCAAGGCCGGGCTGCTGGATTGTTTGGCTGGGCGGCTTAGGCTGCGGCTTCAATCTTGGCAAGGTCGCCGTCGGCATCCATGAACCAGCCTTTCCATGCAGTCGAGGAGACGCATGTGAGGTAGCATGTGGAGTTGGCGGCGATGGCGGACTCTGCGCTAGCGCCTGTGCCGCCGTTGATGGCGATACTGGCGGGCGTGGAGCTGCGAAGCTCGAAGCCAGTTGCGGCGACGTTGATCACAAGCTGTTTGCCTACCACGGGGGCGGGCAAGATGACGATGTGATCAGCGTTGGAGCTGGTGACAGTGACATGGCTGGAGGCTGCCGCGATTGCAGCGCCGCCAACGGTTGCCGTGACGGTTTCCACAACATCGGAGCGCGGGCCGCTGATCGTGCCCGCGTTGACGAGGGCATTCACGCCGCTGAAAAACTCAGCCAAGGTCATGTCGGCACAGATCCGAGGATCGCCGGATGGCTTGGATGAGTCGTAAACAAAAACGCGGTGGTTGGTGGACAGGCTGGCCCCGAGAAGGGCTGGCAGGTCCGCCGGATTCGTTGGAATTGGAGTAATCTGGAGCATTAGAGTAGGTAGCTAGAGGGTTGCGTTGAGTTTGCCAAAAGGGCCGCCCGGCGGGTGGGCTAGGCGGCCCCAAGGCGTGACCGTTAGCTCACCTCCGGCATACCGGGGGCGTTCCAGGCACCGTAAACGACGATGTAGCCGTTTTTGATGAGGGCTGCGTTTTTGTAGGCGGTGGCACCCCAGACCATCTGGACACCGATACCGAAACGGTTGGTGTAGTCGTTCTCCTGGGTGACACGCTGGCCCATGGCGGTTGAGGCCTTGCCGTTGACCGTGCCGTAGCCGCAATACACGGCGTTGTTGCCGAGGAAGTAGCCGCAGACGTATGGCTGGCCCTTGCTGTTGACTGGGATCATCAGCGAGCCCACGGGGATGACGCCCTCAGTGAGGTAGCCACTCGTCCAAGGAGCAGTGCCCCAAGTGATGGTGGAGCCAGTGAGCGTGGTTTCATAGTCGCCGGAGGCTGTGGAGCCAAGGCGGGTCAGGTCGCTTCCGCCCACATCGCCGAGGGTGAAACCGTCGGAGGTCGTGTAGTGGAAAAAGCTGTATTTGCCAGCATCCGCGCCAGAACCATTGATCACCATGAGGTACTTGTCAGTGACCGTGGCGGCGATGAAAGTCTGCTCAAACGCCGTGAACGGAGCGCCGGGCCAGTAGCGGAAGTAGTCGTTAGCTGTCTTCGCAATGGCGTTGGTCGTAAGCACCGTGGAGCCGTTAAAGCCGCCGCCTTTGAGGACGGTAAGCGCCGTGGAGGTGCCTTTGGCTGGGATGGCTTCGCCGAGGTA